ACACAAACTCTAATACATTCCCATTGTTCCTCATTAAAAAAATTGTTATGATACATTATATACCTACAATCTTTCTTTGTCTTTCAAAGTAGTTATGTAATAACCATGAACTACTATTCTTTTTATCTGTCCCGCCTACACCAAACTCCATCTCGACTCTGGGATCATTACCAAACCTATCCATTTCTGGTGTGTTATCTGATCCTCTATCTCCACCATTGGCAAAGACTACAGTTTGTGCAATCTCCAAACATCTTTCAATTGCACTACAAGCGGAACCATACTCGTCATCTTCTACAGTAATCACGGCATCTACAACGTCAAGATGTCTGATAATCTCTGCACGTTCTTTCCATGACATAAAGTATTGACCCTTCTTATTAGTCAACCATTCTTCTGTATTCAATCCAACCACCAAGTAGTTGGTAAGATCTTTTGCTTGCTCGAAGTAAGCAATGTGGCCACTATGAAGAGGATCAAAACCGCCTGTGACTAGAGTGAGTATTCTCTTCTTAGTCATCAAAATCTCCTTTTCTAGCTAAGTATACTTTAACATCATTATACTGTGTTTCTATACTTTTGGCAAACCAGTTGGCAGGATCTCTGCCGTCAAAGACTTTCATTTGTCTGTCAGAAAATATGCCGTCATCTGTCCAGCATACTATGTAACGTGTCATGAGAAAAAGGATTCAAGTGTATTCTTGCGTTCGGTCTCCCAACCTATGCAATCTAGGATAACTTTAATTGGATCTAAAAAAGATTTACTGAACTGTAAGTCATAGTCCACATGTTTATGTAGGTCAAGTTCTGTAGGGAAATCTTGAATAAAAGATATAACATTCTCGTGCATCCAATTTGGTGTCTTAAGATAACAGAATTTAATTTTCTCGCCATTCTGTATGGTGGCATACTTATGATCTATCTCTTTTTTCTTTGTCCAGTGATTATATAATATCGCACCTCTAATATGAATAGGACATCCCTTACCATATAGATCAGCAGAGGAGTGCCACTTCTCTACGTTAGAAGCGGTTCGAGGAAATGATACTTCTTCTGGTGATAATGATTTGAATTCTTTTCTACATTTTTCAATGTATTCTATGCACTCATCTTCTGTACCATTCATTAATATCTTGAACGCATCTTTTAAAAACTTACGACATGGTGCAGGGGTAGAAGTTTTGATCGCTTCAATACCCATGATCTTTAACTTTGCTTCTTCATATCTTACACCTTCACTATCCCACACATTTAAAATATATCTTTTCTTGGCAGTCCATATACCTCTATCGGCAATGTTCTCCCTTTTCATGATCATTTTTTGGTCGTAGGCGTTAACGTAGTCTGCCAATTCTTGGTAAGAACTTTCAATATAAGGCTCAAGTTCCATTTCACAGACCTTGTTAAGGAACGTGACAATGCCTTCAGTAGTTTTTTCTCTGCCTTTGTATACAGCATCGACCAGATCACCACAATGCAAATAGATAGAATCAGTATCACTAGCAATAACATAATCTTTATCCTCCGTTTTTAGAATGTCATTCATCTTTCGATTTATTTTGTTCTCAATCCATCTGATTGATACTTGTCCAGATAGAGTGATGGCTTCTGCATTGGCAAGTTTATAATAGCGAAAATATTGATTACCAATAGCACCATAAGCACTGTTAAGGGCAATCTTCTTGGACATTTGAACGTTGTTACATCTTGCGATTTCTTTTTCGAGTTCTTTNGTTGGTGTCTTTTCATATGCTTTTTTAGCTTTGATCATTCTCTTCTTGAAGATGACACGTTCGTTNTACATCTTCTCCATAAGTTCTGGTAAAAATCCTTTTTTATCCTTACTGTACATTGCACCATTAGGACAAACAGCAAAGTCTTTATACAATTCAAATGTATCTTCTTGAGATAACATTCTATCCACAGTAGCACTAGGATGTTTTGTATCTTGTAATGTCTCTGGTGAAATATTGTATTGCATAATCAAATGCGGATACAGTGAGTTCAAGTCAAAAGATACTACCCAATCATACTTTCCAGGCTTAGGATCTTTTACATATGCACCAGCATACTTCTCATCTTTCTTGTTACGATCCTTCTGTGGGATCACTATATTCTTTTTCTTTAGATAATTGTATATAATTGCATCCCATGTGCGAACTTGAAACGCAACATCAGTGAAGTTTATCTTTGCGTCATAGGCACGAGTGCAACATAGATCAATAAGTTTCAATTTATCCTCAAGGCGATCTACCAACTCAACGTCAACAATGTTATAATCTACAAACTTTTGCCAGTTCTTTGTATAGAACTCACGGAATGTATCATACTCACTGTGATCTAATTTCTTCTCACCTAATTCTACATTTGCAATGTGATCTAATTTAAAACTCTCTTGATTGGAAGTTGCAGGGGATTTTCTGTATAGATCTAGGTAATCAATTACAGATACGCCTGCAAGATCATAAGAGATGTTTAGTCTACCTTGAATATGAATTTCATTTCTTCTTACGATACCCCAAGGAGAAAACTTCTTAGTCATCTTCTCACCCATGATACGTTCTACTCTACCTACAAGGTATGGAATATCATATAGTTCACAGTTCCAACCTGTAATAACTTCTGGTGTATTTCTCTGCCACCAATCAAGGAAACTAAGAATCAATCCTTCTTCATTATGGCAGTCAATATATGTGTAGTTCTTTCTGTTTGGATTTGTCTCGTATGGTCTTGATCCAAAAGTAATAATTTTCTTGGTATTATAATCTTGTATTGTAATTAGTAATAGTTCTTCGGCACAATTAAAGACATCAGGGAAACCACTCTCTGCAGCAACCTCGATGTCAATAGTGAATAATTTAATTTTGTTTAGATCAAACTTGATCTCATTCTCAGGGTAGTTCTCAGAAATATATTGATGCACATATCTTTCGTTACCATATATGTTGAAGTTCTGTACAGCAGAATACTTATCAATAAACTCTCTACAATCTTTGATAGTGCCTGGTTTTACTGGTTCTACTAATTGACCATCAAGAGTCTTCCACTTACTCCTCTTCTTTTTAGAAGGCACATAAAATGTAGGATGAAATGTCTCCCTGTCCTCAAAATGTTTTCCATTGTCATATCCCCTGACCAACATACTGTTGCCGATCTGGAAAACATTTGTATAGAACTTCATGCTGTAGCTAGTTTCAAATATGAATCCACTAATGATTTGTGTGGTTCAACCAATGTAAGTATTTTATCAGAACATATCATAATTTCAATGTCATCTGTAACATTACTTAGATATGGTGACATTTCTTCGCCCTCTATTCTGTAAGGAGATATCATCTTACAGTTGGGATCACCAATATCTAGGGCAGCTACTTCTTCTATCTGGGTTATTATTAAATCGCCGTTTACTAAAACTAATATTTTAATTTCCTGTTCCATTCATCTTTGCCTCATAGGATTGTTTAACCATTGACTTTGGTTCTACTATTGCTACAACCCAACTAGGATCTATAGAGATCTTTTTGTCAGCAGATAAAGGCATGTAAGGATAGTACTGAACACTATACTTAGTTTCAGTTTCTTCTTGACCTTCTACTAACATTACAGGTTCTTCGATTAACTTACAACAGTAAGCGTTTTCAAGAACTATGAAGATGGGTTTATCATTTTCATCTACAAGTTCTTTTACGTCAGCAATTACCTCTTCGTTAGATTTAAGTAGAACTAATTTTATTGACATTGCATCAGTATATAGTTTGAAAGCGGATGGATGGTATTGCACCACCGTCTACAAGTTGGAAACCTGTCGTAATACTTTTATACGACATCCGCAAGAGGGAGGTTGGGTTCCTGTGTACCAACAAAAGGCGGGCATTTCTACAGTTTAGAAATACACCTTTGCCTACGACCCGATTGGTTTTCGATTCTACTGTTCCCAGCAGCGGGCACCACCCCTGTCGCATCACCTTAACCAGCTATATGCCAGTAAGTTTATTCAGTCACTCCCGTGTTGAGTTCGTCAACCCAACAAATATATTATGGCATAAAGAAGGGGGTCTGTCAACCCCCTGTTTATTATTGAAAGAGTATCTTGATGTTACACCACTTGGCGTAATGAATTCCTCGGTAGCAGAGAAGTGCAAACACCTCATCTGGATCGTGAATTTCTGGATCGAACTCTGGAACTAATGGATGTTCCAATGTAAATTTAATGTTAAACATTTCTCTTAACCTCCTGTAACAATATTTATGTTCGGAGATCCTGACAAATAGGTATTAAATACTACATCTTAACATTCTTTACAGGTAATCTTTCCTTGCGTGGTGTTCTGGGATCACTTTGCCTAGTTTAACAGTAAGAAGTCCGTCTTTGAATAGTACTTCTCTGACCTCAGTATCTTCTGATAATGTCCAAGCTCTTGAAAAGTTTCTCTGAGCTAACCCTTTATGGACATAATCAGCGTCTTCTTTAGTCTCTTTGTTTCCTTCGACTATAAGTTTACCATATTCAGTATAGACATGAATCTCTTTTTTACTGAACCCTGCCAATGCGATCTCTAGTCGAGATTCTACATTGTTTATGTTGATCAGGTTGTATGGTGGATAGTTCTGTGTCGTATCAAAATTAAAGAATGAGTTTAAATAATCATCCATGCCAATTGAGTTCTTGGTGATCTTATCCATAAGATCAGGCAAATTGGCAGCGTGATACCTTGCTAGTGTGTTCATAGTTCTCCTTATTAAGCGAGTTTAGTTTGTGTCCCTTGCGGCGACATTACTATTTAACCATAAAACATAAAAAAAGAGGGTCGTATAAACCCTCTAGTATCTTAGTGATAACCGTTAGTCTGCTTTTACAAAGGTACTTTGTGATGATTGAACTACCTTTTTCTTCTTACCGATATTATATTTGGTCTCAAGAGTCCAGTCTCCTTTATCTTTATAAGAGAGAACTTTGATTTGATTTAGAGGAGCAACATCTACAATTTGTTCTGATCTGAGAATAGTAATCAATCCCCAATCTGATAGGAGAGTGATAATTCTATTGCGACGTTGGACATCATTGATAGAAAGATTAGCAGACTTTCCATCTAATGCAAATAATTCTTTAAAATGTACGATATAATATCTTCCTTGCTTGTGCAGTATATGGCACGATTGGTAAATCTTTTTTTCTTTTCTTGAAGCCACACCGATACGAGTCAGCGTCTCTCTTACTTTCAAGAAATCATCTGGTTCATTTAAAGTAACTTCAATCATCTGGTCCTGTGACCAAGCAATCTCAGGTTCTGTAAACCCACTCATGCTGTACCTCCAACGTCAATGCGTTTTTTAATGTAGTTCAACTGCTCTTTAGTTAAGATTTTCAATGCTTGGATTGCTTTTGCATTACTATAACCATAGTATTGTTTCACAACGTCAAGATCTTTGATCTTATCTTTGCGGAGCCAAGGAGAGTATCTTTTCTTTCTCCTGAGACTATTTAGATAAAAGTGATATTGTAGATCCTTTGATATGTGGTGGTTCAAGTTCATTTCATTGGCAAACATGATGCAATCAATGTGCGCTGACATGCACTTGTTCACAATGAAGGC